ATATTGCCTTTGTGGAAGTAAAAGCGCCGGGAAAGAAGCCGCGTCCTCTTCAACTGGCGAGGCATCGTCTGCTGCGGAAGTTAGGATTTCAAGTTTATGTTATTGACAGTGCAGATCAGATCGGAGGGATGCTGGATGCAATACAAGCCTCATGAGTACCAACAATATGCCATTTCTTATATCGAAAGCCATCCGACGGCGGCAGTCCTGCTGGATATGGGACTTGGCAAGACCGTTATTACACTGACGGCGATCCAAGACCTTTTGTTTGACAGTTTTGACGTCCATCGCGTTCTGGTGATCGCCCCGCTGCGTGTGGCGCGGGACACATGGCCGATGGAGATAGAAAAATGGGACCACCTTGCGATTCTGACGTATTCCGTAGTGGTCGGCAGCGCGGCGGAACGAAAGACGGCGCTGGCAAGACAGGCGGACATATATGTTGTGAATCGTGAGAATATTTCATGGCTTTGCGAACAAAGCGGCTATCCGTTCGACTTCGATATGGTGGTCGTGGATGAACTGTCGTCCTTCAAAAACCGGCAGTCGAAACGGTTCCGGTCCCTTCTGAAACAACGTCCTTTCGTGAAACGGATCGTCGGGCTGACAGGGACTCCTTCGAGCAACGGCCTGATGGATTTGTGGGCGGAGTTCCGGCTGCTGGATATGGGAAAGCGGCTTGGCAGATTCATCGGGCAGTACCGCAGCACCTACTTTACACCGGACAAGCGGAACGGGCAGGTCGTTTTCAGCTACAGACTGCTGCCGGGAGCGGAGAATGAGATATACCGAAAAATATCGGACATTTCTATTTCCATGAAATCGACGGACCATCTGCCTATGCCGGAACTCATCAGCAGCCAGTATGAAGTGCAGTTGTCCAAGCTGGAGAATAAGCGGTATGAGGAACTGAAGAAAGACCTGGTGCTGCAGCTGCCGGACGGTGATGTCACAGCCGCCAATGCGGCATCCCTCACGATGAAGCTTTCCCAGATGGCAAACGGTGCGATCTATTCTGATGACGGAACGGTGCTTCCCATTCATGACCGGAAGTTGGATGCGTTGGAAGATATCCTCGAAAGCGCCAACGGCAAATCGGTGCTGGTGGCCTATTGGTTTAAGCATGACTTAATGCGGATCCGACAGCGGTTTACCGTGCGGGAAATAAAGACCTCACAGGATATAGCGGATTGGAATGCAGGGACGATTCCCGTTGCAGTTATCCATCCGGCATCCGCCGGTCATGGACTCAACCTGCAGCAGGGCGGTTCCACGCTTGTCTGGTTCGGGTTGACATGGAGCTTGGAACTATATCAACAAACGAATGCCAGACTCTGGCGGCAGGGGCAGACATCTGGAACCGTCGTCATTCAGCACATTATCACGAAAGGGACCATCGACGGACGTATCCTGAAGGCCCTGAAAGAAAAGAATAAGACCCAGGCTGCACTGATTGATGCAGTCCGGGCCAGCTTACGAGGAGGCAGCCTATGAGTGTTATATGGAAGTACCTGAACAAAAGAAACGGTGCCATCGATGTCATCCGGGATCACGACAGCATGAAGTTCATCATCGAAAATACCAGTGAGGATATCAAACAGGCATATACTGCCATGACCAGTCTGCACCCGTCCGGTTTCGACGAGATGCCGCACTCCCACAACCCACATGCAGCAGAAGATCATATCATCTCCGGCCTGGCAGACATTGACATCTTAAAGGAACGGTACCGGCAGTCGGTGGAGTACATGGCATGGTTCCAGCCAGCATGGGATAAGTTGAGCAGCGACGAGCAATACGTGCTGCAAACCTTTTATGCCGATGAGGACGCACAGACGAGCGCCGTTTATGCCATAGCCGACCATTTCCACATCGAACGGTCGTCCGCCTACAAAAGGAAGAATCGTGCATTAGCTAAGTTTGCCATTCTTTTGTTTGGAAAGACATGATGTCCAAAATCGCGGACGCATGTACCTGTTTTGCGTGGTATACTAATAATATAAAAGTGTGAGAGAAGCCTTCGAGGGAGCAATCCTTTGAAGGCTTTTGCTATGTCTGGAGATGAGCGTTTTGCCTTGGAAACCAAAGAAACCATGTGCCTACCCCGGTTGCAGGGAGCTGACCGTGAACCGGTACTGCGAGCAGCACCAAAAATTAATGGACAAATATTATGACACCTACGAGCGCAACCCTGTCGTCAAGAAACGATATGGCAGAGCGTGGAAGCGCATCCGGGACCGGTACATCGGAAAGCATCCCTTGTGCGAGATGTGCTTGAAGAACCATAAGACCACACCGGCAACAGAGGTGCACCATATCCGTCCCCTCTCCCGCGGAGGCACTCATGATGAAGAGAACCTTATGGCGCTGTGCAAGCCGTGCCACTCGAAGATAACCGCCGAGATGGACGACCGCTGGCACCATGCCAAAAAGGAATACCACTACGAATGACTACGCTCCGCCGGGAGGGGCGGTCCAAATCTCTGTCGCGCCGAAATGCTAGACCGGTGCTGGGGTCACACGCACAAAAATTGCGGTTCAAACAGGGGATTTACCGCATGGGAAAGGAGTTGAACAGCCATGGCCAAAGACGGAACCAATCGCGGCGGTCGACGGATCCGCGCCGGGGACAAGCCGGAGGCGCTGGCCGATAAAATTGCCAAGGGAAAAGCAGCCACCATTATCGATCTGCCGACACCCACCTTAGAAGGTGCCGAGTTAAACGATGCCGCAGATCTTACTGGCGAGGACATGCCGAATCCCAGCGACTATTTGTCCGCCCGGCAGCGGGACGGCAAGCCGCTTGGTGCCGATGACCTGTTCCGCCAGACCTGGAAATGGCTGAAGGACCGCGGCTGCGAACGGCTCGTCAATCCCCGGCTGCTGGAAGCCTATGCCCAGGCGTTTTCCCGGTATATCCAGTGCGAGGAAGCGATCAGCACCTATGGACTGCTCGGCAAGCATCCCACGACCGGCGGTGCGATTACCAGTCCATTTGTGCAGATGAGCCAGTCGTTCCAGAAGCAGGCGAACCTGCTCTGGTATGAGATTTTTGATATCGTCAAGCAAAATTGTACGACGACCTTCGTAGGGACTCCGCAGGATACAATGATGGAGCACCTGCTGCAGGCGCGGAAAGGAAAATAACCATGGAACTGATTAAAAAGAACATACAAGACCTTATCCCGGCAGCCTATAATCCACGAAAGGATTTGCAGCCGGGAGATCCGGAATATGAAAAGCTGAAACGCTCGCTGGACGAGTTTGGCTACGTCGAGCCGGTCATTTGGAACAAGCGCACCGGCAACGTGGTCGGCGGGCACCAGCGCCTGAAGGTGCTCCGGCAGGAAGGTATCTCGGAAATCGACTGCGTTGTAATCGACATGGACACCGAAAAGGAGAAAGCCTTAAACATCGCGCTCAATAAAATCAGCGGCGACTGGGATACGGATAAATTAGCACTGCTCATTACCGACCTGCAGGGCAGCGATTTTGATGTATCGCTTACCGGGTTTGATCCGGCAGAACTGGACGACCTTTTCAAGGACGATATGAAGGATGGTGTGCATGATGATGATTTTGATGTGGATGCCGAGCTTAAGAAACCGGTATTCTCCAAGGCCGGTGATGTGTGGCAGTTGGGAACGCATCGCCTGCTCTGCGGCGATAGCACCCAGCCGGAAACATACCAGCGATTACTGCAGGGAACACCGGTCAATCTGGTGCTTACTGATCCGCCATATAATGTCAACTACGAAGGCCGGGCCGGAAAAATCAAGAACGACCATCTGCAGAACGACAAGTTCTATGAGTTCCTGCTCGCCGCTTTCACCTGCATGCATACGGTCATGGCAGAGGATGCCAGCATCTATGTATTCCACGCCGACACCGAAGGACTTAACTTCAGGAAAGCCTTCTCGGATGCCGGTTTTTATTTATCCGGCTGCTGCATCTGGAAAAAGCAGTCGCTGGTGCTGGGACGCTCTCCCTACCAATGGCAGCATGAGCCGGTGCTGTACGGCTGGAAGAAGAAAGGAAAGCATGAATGGTACACCGGACGGAAGGAATCCACTATCTGGGAGTTTGATAAGCCGAAAAAGAATACGGACCATCCTACCATGAAGCCAATCCCGCTTTTAGCCTACCCCATCCTGAATTCCAGCATGACCGGCTGCACTGTGCTCGATCCGTTCGGCGGCAGCGGTTCGACGCTGCTGGCCTGTGAGCAAACGAAGCGACGCTGCTACATGGTGGAGCTGGATGAAAAGTTCTGTGATGTCATTGTGAAACGGTATATCGAACAGGTCGGCT